ACAGGTGTAGACGTAAGTGCTGGAGTTGTAGCAGATATGCCTGCATACGGCTCAACTTTAGTGTCATCTGGTGGAGTTAAAGGAGACTTAGCTGGTACGATCACCTCTGCAGGTGTGATGACTTTAACAGCTGGTGGAGCTGGAACTTCGGCTACTGGACAATTTGTATCAGAGATTACCGTGAGGTAATGTTTCGACTACTAAAGTCCCTATTTGCTAAACGTGAAAATGATTGGATTAAAGACTACGATCCCAACAAAGACTACTCAGATAGGATATGCCCTAAGTGTGGCACTTGTAAGTGCCATCACTGCTCCTGTCCAGGCGGTCCCCGTGGTCCCAAACTTCCAACAGGGCTCAATGACTAGTCATACTGAGACTGAAAGCACAGTCACAGAGACAATAAATTCAATTGATTATAGAACAGGATGGGAATACTCAGTATCGGGCCATGGAATATCCAACGACGGACAACCATTAAACCCCAACGTGAATACATCAACAGTGACAATACAACCTTCAACGTCGGGAACAGCGACGAATGGAGCAACAATCACAGGAGCCGTAACAAGTTCCTTCGATTCATTAGACCTTGGTACAGGTTCAGACTTCACGATAACGACTCCAGGAGAGGCGTTCAGTTTCGTACAAACGTATCAAGGACCAGGGATGACCAATCAAACAATCATCCAAAGAACAACAGCAATAAAAAGTGTCACAGACACAACTTCAACCTTTACCCAATAGCAGCATTATGTCTATCAAATCTTGCGATTGCCCCTGTCACACTGGCGGAAGGTGTAGGTGGTGTTAGTGCTACTGCTAATCCTATAGCCAATAGTTCGGGCTCGGTAACGAACCAGGCAATACAAGTTTTACAAGGTCCATACGTAACTAACACCTACGGTGGTGGTGTGTCGTGTCAAGGTACGACTCTAAACATGACACCATATATTCAATTTGCAGATTCAAGGAAAGATCCTTGGGAAGATTTTTATAACGAACCACAATATAACAATACTGACGTAAGTGGTAAGATGACTCCTACTTATGTTAATGTCAAGAACTATCCTTGGGAAGAGTGGTATGACGATAGAACCTATACTAATGATGCTGGAGAAGAAGTTAGATGGTTCCCAGATGGATCAGACATAACCATCATTCAAGATGTAGATGGTGCTAATGGTGTACCAGATATAATTGATACTGGTGGTGAGATGACACCTACTTGGTATAAACCTGTACGTACTGATATGAAGGCGAACCAAAGTTTCAACCTAGGTCTCTCTGCTACGCTTTCGATACCACTTAACAGGGGTATGCAAAAGAGATGTAGATTAGCAGCAGAAGCACAAACAGCAGCAGTCAATCAAGCTACTGCTAACAAAAGATTAGACTTTGAGATCGCACGTCTCAAAAATTGTGGTGAACTTATGAAGGCTGGTATTATGTTCCATCCAAACTCACCTTATGCATCTATATGTGCTGACGTAGTTGTAACTGCACCAGGTGGACAGATCATTCCACACGAACACCAGATACCACAACCTAGTTGGACTAACCCTTCTTCTTCAACGGAGGTAAACCCTTCTTCTCTCGGTACTTCTCAGTCATCCTCTCAGTCAGATTTGGACGGCGTTCCTCTTTCTTCCCTAACAACTTCTGAATCTTCGTCATCACTTTCTTCACGACAGGTTTCACAGCCTTCAGCAAAAGATCTGCTAGGGGTTTGGCAAATAGGGCAGACGCAGTTGCCACAGTCGCAATCGTTGCCGTAGTTGTTACAACACCTGCTGATGGAAGGAATTGTTCCATTGCTGGTACTGGTTCCCAGATGGTCTCACAGATTTTACCGTCAGGTGTTAGTTTATATTCTTTTACTTGCTCATCACCCTTCTGATTCCTATCACCTATGCGTCTAGCATTAGGTGGAGGACACTCTATTTCATCTGATCCTGTCTTTGGTATCTCAGGTGTTCCTGGTGTCTGAAAATCTGTATCTACATCAGTATCTGTATCTACACCCTCATCGACATCATCAGGTTCTGTATTAATTGTCTGCCAAAATAATTCTCTATAGTCATAGTCAGGTGGTTGGTAGTAAGGCATACCAGCATCACATAACGTAGTCTGTCCTTTAGGATCATCGTTTACTAGATTCTTATTACTAGATGGATCCTTCTTAGCATTCTCTTTGTGTACTGTTACACAACCAGGCATATTAACAATAGGTGTACCAGCATTAACAGTGACTGGAACATCTATTGGCACTGCCTGTGGTGGATTCATCAACCAACTACGTGTTTCTCGAATATTAACATTCCTTATATCTGCAACATACGTATTACGAACACCAATATTATAGTTACCAATTAAAGGTATCCCTGTTCCGTTGACTGTTATGTCAGGTATACCAAGTCCACGGAGAGTAATATTAGGTACATTATGAATAGGATCCATAGGTAAGTATCCATTTTATTTTGGAGGTATCTGTTCCTTATAGTCTTTAGGGTCTTTCAATCCTTTAACAGGACCACTAGTTTTTGGCCAAGCATTAACTAATTGTAGATATACTTCTTCTCTTACTACTTTACGTATCTCTTCTATACGTGCGTCTTGTCTTTTCTGAGGACCACCAGTTTGTTGGTCGACGACATGATTGCCACCGACAAACGCACCAGTACCTACTACTGCTACTGCTGTTCCAGTTGATGCTATCTTTTGGATATCCATTAGCAGTCCTTCATCATCTCTGCCATATCTCCACCAAGTTCAGCACCTTGATCACCACCAAACATAGTAACCCAACCAGCAGCTAACCATCCTACGAATGGTATACCTGATACAGCAGGAGCTGCTGCGGCACCAACACCACTACCAACGAGGCGACCAGTCTGTTCTCCACCTCCACGTGCTTTGAGGCAAGCGATTGTTTTTTCTGAGAGTTTTCCGTCTGGATTTGCAGCTGCTTGGATTGCAAGTGCTGCTGGATCAATCCATGCTGTCTTGGTTGATACTGGTCCTCCATGGTGTGCTGCACCATCGGCAGTAAATTCGATAACTTCTTTAGTAGTATTATTAGCGAGTCCCAGAAACCCACCCTTTGCTTTCCTATCAATGGTAGTGACCATGGTCTTAGGATCGTTAGCTCTATAACTCACACTATAACCATCTTCATTAACATGTGCTTCATAGGAAGTATATGCTCCTACTGGCATATTCAAACTAGGAAGTTTAGATGAATCTCTCCTAGCAAGCATACCAATCATACCTATATGAGATATGCCTATAACTCCACCCAATCCAAGGGCAAACCATTTTGTTAAATTAATTTTATCCATAACGAACCTCGTAATTTATAAAGCTTTTCCTGGAACAGGAAGTCCCATGCTGCCACCACCTACAGAAGCTTGAGGTACAGATGGTACAAGATCAGGAGTTCCTATAGGAAGATCCCCACCAAGACTACCACCTAGACCACCTAGACCACCAAGTGCTTTCTCTGTAACACTCTCTATGATGGCATCCTTTTGTACATAAAGATAAACGCCACCGCCAACAACGGCAAGAGATACAACGCTAGACGCAATAGCAAGTACATTTACAATTTTCTGCATGATTTTAAATCTCGTAAGTTTTCTTTTCTTTGCTGTTAGGATCAACCGCAATGATTTTTAGTGGTGCTTGTTCAATACGAATAGTCTGAGTAGGACCACCGTTACCACCTCCATTTCCACCACCGTTACCATTCATCTTCATAGTACCGTCACCCTTTTTAGATGCAGTCTGAATTCCGAAGCTAGCTAAAACCCCAGTAAAAACTGAAGCTATAAAAGTTGGATCGATTTTCTGCTGTGGTACACCTGGGATGGCGACATAATTTAAAGTCAATATTCCGCCGCTCCAGGCAAGAACGGTAATGCGAACAAATGTACTAATGATAGCAGCTTGCTCGTCAGCATCGGGAAGTATAGCATCCTTAGCTTTGCCAAAGAAACCTTTCTTTTTTTCTTCAGGTTGTTCTTCGACAACCTCTTCTTTAATCTCTTCGGCCATGAAAAGTATTTGTAACTATATTATATATCTATTCAGAAGGTTGCCTTTTCTTACCGATATTATATTTGGACTCAAGAGTCCATTCACCCTTTTCTTTGTATGCAATAACTTTGATTTGACTTAGAGGTGCAACGTTTGTAACGGAGTCTTCCTTTACAATCTCTACTAAACCCCAATCAGATAAAAGTTTGATGATACGGTTTCGACGTTGAACATCATTCTCAGATAGGTTTGCTTTCTTACCATCAAGGGCGAAGAGTTCCTTGAAATGCACTATGTAATACTGCCCTTTCTTATGAAGGATGTGGCATGATTGAAATAATTTCTTTTCTTTTCTGGAAGCAACTCCAATACGTGTAAGAGTCTCACGAACTTTAAGGAAATCATCTGGTTCCTTTAAGTTCACCTCCACCATATCATTCTTTGTCCATTGAACTTCTTTAGGTTGTTCGCTCATAATTTATCACCTCATTTATTCAGTTTTTATTGTGATGTAGTTAAGTTGGTTCCGCAGTATTTCTTGTGAGATAGTTAAGTTGTTCTGGAGTCATCTCCTTTAAGGCATCAATTGTTTTCTTTAAATCATCCTCAGAAAGAACAGCTCCATTCTCTGTTGCATTATTCTTAGCATATGCCTCTATCTTTGCGTCACTTGTCATCGATTCGTCCTCTCATAGTTTCTTACCTCCTTTATTTAGTTTTTCTTTAATGTAATCTAATTGTTTTGGAGTTAAGATCCTTAAGGCTTGAATTGCTTTATCACTACTATATCCATAGTATTTTTTCACAAGGTCAAGATCTTTCACCGTTTGCTTTTTACCCCAAGGAGAAAATCTCTTTCGGGATCTGACGGTATTTATAAAGAAATCGTACTGAAGTCTCTTATCTAAGTTAGGATATTGATTCATCTCATTTGCATACATCACAGTATCGATGTGATGTGACATACATTTATTAATTACAAAAGGAGTATAATTCTTTTCCCAAGCAGGATCTTCATCCTCCATGAGGTTCTTCTTTGTTAAATTAATAGTGTTCAAATAATCCTTAAGAGGATAACGATCATCATATGCCATAGAGTTCCTCCATTAGTTTTTTCTCATTAACTTGCATATCACTTCCCCACATTCTTTTTTCTTTATCAAAATAAACTTTGTTATGACATCCTCTAGTCCTTACATAATGCATAAAGAATTGAAGATACTCTTTTCCTTTATAAGGATCAACCCTATAATGTGGAACTAGATGTCCCAGATACAAAATAGCATCACCAGGATTTAATGAGAGTTGTTTATCAAAACATCCAAATAACCATTCTTCATCACCATCTAAATGAACTGTTAAAGATACTTCACATGCTGCACGATCTTCATGTTTAGGAAGAGTATCACCAGTCCTATAGATTCTAGAAAAACAATACGTTGGAACAAGATACTCACCAACAAGGTCATTTATGAGTGAATTTTTATCACACATAATTTCCAATCCAAATGTAGGATTGTAAATAGAAGAACAATTAGGTGCGACATCCCAATCACTAGGTTTCATCCTAGTATGACGAAGTTCATGAGCACATTCTGCTGCGTGTTCAGGGGAGATGAAGTTTTCTATTAAGGCAAACTTTGCGTCTAAAAATTCTTGTCTCATATGCCGTAATTTAAAAGAACTAGTTCTTTACGTTCTTGTTGTTCCTTCATATAATCACCTACGGATCTCATAGTATAAGTATGATCAAATTCACTAGGTGTCCATTCTTTAAAACGATCTCTTATTAACTGAGAAGAGTTATATGATATCATCATATGATTAGTATGTCTATCACATTCTTCAGCAAAGGCATCATGATCGAATCCTTTATGCATACCACCCTTCTTACCATATAAAGAAGATTTTATCTCATAAGGAGGATCAAGATAAGTGAATACATCTTTCTCATCACAAGTCATTCTTTCATAAGTTAGATTAGTTATAACCCAGTTCTGTATTATCTCAGAATACTCTGGTAACTTTTCTATGCCTCGTAAACTAAAGTTACTGTCTGAGGCTTGTTTTGAGAAGGAGGACGATTCGGTAAGACCACTGAAAGAGCACTTATTAACAATATAAAAACTAACAGCACGGGTAACGAGACTGGCTCTGGCATCGTTAACCAGTTCTTTACTCTCGATAAAAAGTTCTCTTGCTCTATCTGGGGTGGGGTATGCTCTTTTAAATGCTTTGAGCCTGGTCGTAATTTCATTTGATTCATCCTGTAGTTGTTGCCAAAAATTGACTAGAGGTTCATACAGATCATTGACCCATATCTCTAGGTGGGGATATGTCTGTGTCATATGAAGAGCAACAGATCCACCTCCAAGAAAAGGTTCTCTATACTCTTTGTACTTACTCATGTCTGGTAAGAACTGTACCATCTTTTTGATAGCACGAGACTTACCTCCTGGATAACGAAGAGGTGTTTTCAAAGAGGTCATAAAATCAATTGCTTACCAGGAGTAATGATGTCACTTGTTGTACCAAAGATCTTATTATACTGCTCAACTACCTGAGGTGCAACTGCAACAGAATAGATGACATGTTTCATATCCAAAGCAATCTCAGGAAATTCTGGATCAATAACAGTTGCCCATGGAGCAAATCCTACTTGATCCTGATGTGGAATTATAGTTAGAGCATTCTGAATAGTTAGAATACCATTCTTCCAATCCACAACTTCAGCGATAATTTCTTCGCCAGTTATTAAGCGTATTAGTTTTAAGTCAATCATGTTTAAATACCTTGGTCTTTAGTTTTTTCAAAGAATTCTTTCATCGATGATGAAACATCAGGTGGTTCAGGATCTTTATATCCTTTAATCTTTTTCCACTTACCATACATTGCTTGCATACGCCATGACTGAGCAAGACTCTTAGGTCCATTTTCTAGCAACTCAAGTTCTCTTGAATCACTTGTATATGCTTTATACTCTTCTCTCCATTTAGAATCATCGTAATTTTTAGTCATTGGTAATGTCCTCCAGAGTGAATAAGGATACGAATTCAATCTTATTATGTTCCCAGATCTTATGGTCTTCCATCCTATCAACGATAGCAACTACTCTATTAACTGTATAACCTGCACCACGTAGAACGTTAACTGCCTTCATAGCACTACCACCAGTGGTAGTTACATCCTCCAGAACTGTAATAATAGA